CACTGAATAACAGTAGTGGCGCCGCCGCCTGCTTTCTGGTTGGCTATTCGTTTTGTCTGCGTCGAGCCTTTAGAGGCTAGATAATCAGACAAAGCGTTCCAAATAGATGTGCCAGATGCAAGCAAGGAGGTTAGCGCGTCCGAACCGGCGATTGACCTGCCATCGTATTGAGCATTTCCTGAGAAGGATAACTCGTTTGTAATAAACCCTTCTAGTACGCGAGCTCCTGCAGTTCCTGGGATAACTATGTGTACTAGAAAATCTTTACTATTCTTCAGGTCAGCAATGTTTGAATTCATAGTGACCTCATTGGTAAAGCATAGAGTTTGCTAGGAGTATCCCCATATCATCTATTCGGGTGGTCTTATTCGAAGAAGATGCCTGAGTAGCGAGCGGAGGTGTGGGTGTAGCCGCTTTTGCCACAATGGGCTTGCTTACCTGCAGGGGAGCGGGCTTAGCAACAGCCTGTGTGCTCTTTATGTAAGGAGCACTTCCTTGTTTTACTATCGGGGCTTTCTTATAGGAAGATACTTTCTCCACATAGTCTGTTGTCTCTTTGTAGCCTAACTTCTTAAGAACAGCATCAGGGTCGTTTCCGACTTCCTTTATTACCTGTGCAACTTTAGTAGGACCAGCATTGTATGCAGCCTTTGCTAGACGAGGGTCTTTGAATCTTTCAAGTAACTGAGAATAGTACTCAGTGCCTCCACGTATATTCTGCGCCGGGTCAAACGAATCCTTTACTCCTACGCTCTTTGCAGTGTTAGGCATGAGCTGCATGAGACCTTGTGCACCAGCTTTTGATTGTGCCTTCGGATTGAAGTTGCTTTCCTGCTTTATAATAGCACGAATGTCAGCAGGGTCTACGTTGAACTCCTTTGCAGCTGATTGTATTTCGCCTTCAAACTTTGAGCCACCAGTAAGATTCGAGTCCTTGGGTAGCTTACGAGTATTCTTTTCAGATGAAGAGTCATTCTGTTTTATTGCAGGAGTGGTGCTCTTTCCTGCCCTGAACGCCTCTGGACCAGCTCTTGAAATTATAGAATAGTTCGAAGCGCGTGCTATCCTCTTGGCTTCCTCTTTTGAAAACCCTCGACTAAGTAATCCCTTTTCTCTTATCGCATATACTTCTGCATCTTCTTTCTTTGGGTCAGGCGTGCCATGAAGAAGATTGTACACTGCTCCACCTAGAGTTTTGGACTTCCCTCCAGTTAACTTAGTTACTGTAGAATCTATCTTTTCATTCAATGCTTTTCCGACAGCTACGCCTACTGCGCCTGCAACAGCTACCCCTAGCGTAGGACCTAATGCCATTAGAGCAGGTACGATTGTTGTACCAATAACTGTACCTGTAAGTATTGACCGAGCTACTAAAGCTGTAGACAGTCCACCCTTGGCTGACTTTGATTTACCACCAGCTTTCTTCATGATCTTTCTCATGCCTTCGGCTACGTCAAGAAACTCATCTTTTATTTCTTTCACCGCGGAAGGGAAAGAATCTTCAACACCAGTAGTCAAAACTTTTATCTCTTTCTTCTGCTGCTGCTTCTTCAACTTTAACTCTTTCTTCTTTTCAGGAGTGAGCAGAGGGCCTTTCTTCAGCTTCTTAGGGGTGAGAAAATCCTTAGTACTCTGCAAAGCTGACTTTGAAGCATCGCTCATTCGGATAGAGAATTCAGCAGACTTCTCAGAGATAGCGCGCATAGGCGCATTCATAGCCTTTGTTATACCATCATTCAGAAACCCTGAAACTTTATCACCTATCTCACCTGATACACCAAAAGAACTTACCAGCGTACTGACGAGACCTGTTCGAGTAGAGCTTGGGCCAGAGGTGCTCTTTTCAGCAACCTTGTCCTTTACCCGCTGCGCTATTTCAGCTTTCTTATCATCTTGTTCTCTCTTTGCTGCTTCTTGTTCCTGCCTACGAGATAAGGAATCAATCGCTTCTACTACATCAGCATTTCCTCCAGCCATAAGCTGCCCTAATTTCTTGAGCATGCCAGAGTTATTAGGAGCAATGTCTTTTCTCATCAGTAATACTCCTTCACTACCTTATTGTACCTACGTAGAACTAGTTGTGTCGCGTTATTCTACTGCAGAGGTGCTTAGGCATTGTTATCCTTGTCAAGGAGTTTACAAAGCAGAATCACGTCATACATATCCATTCCACCTATGCTGTTGATGTTGGCTTCTTTAGCCAAACGATATTCCATCTGTAGCAGCATCTGATTTTTCACGAAAGGGCACAATTAGAACTCCCTCCGCGTCGAGTTCTATCTGGTTTGTGTAGCCACAGTCTTCCGCTGTGCATGAGCAAGGTATGTCCTTGAGGGAGTGAATTAGATAAGAATCTACCTTTCTTAGTGTTTCTAATTCCTGAGATGTGCACTTACCTAAAATCCTGTACGCGTCTTCTACTTCTCTATTCTCTACCTGTATTGCAAACTCGAGTATTTCTCTATCAACCTCCTCACCATCTATCTCAGTGTACGAATCTAATGAGAGATACTCCCGTACTGTAGTTGGAGAGAATGAAAAGGCTTGGCCTTGTAATTTTACATTCACAGGAAATGCTGGGGTCGCAAGATCGATGAAATCCAAATCCGTTATCTTGAATTTCTTAACTAGGTCTTCTCCACAGTTTTCACATGATATGTATGCAGTGAACTCGTTCCCTCCAAAAGAAGCAAGTTTTCTCATCAACGCTAAGTATAAGAAATCAGATACTGTGAGACATGTGTTATCAACAGCGACGCCTCCTACCCTAACTTCAATACCAGACAGCACCATCTTGAACAGTTCTGCTGTAGTTACTGTGCTCTTAGATACACGTTTTATCTCTAAGAATGTATAAGGGGAATAAAACACTTCTGTCTTATCTGGGTAGGGGAGATTACCTGATGGTAAATTCTTCTCTACTATTTTCGTTTCGGACTGAGGTGTATTACTCTGCTCAGCATGGCTTACTCTCTCCTCAAACTTCATATAGTCTCCTCTCAACTGTGTTGTGCATTTACTATAACAAACTCGACTGTGTACTGAGGAGAATTAGATTCAGATGAACCAATGTAGTTTAGCTCTCCTCTGGGATACACTGTATACGTAGATTGTTTGCTTATCTTATCTTCTCGTGTTTTCTTTATCAACGAAAGAACCTTTGTGCATGTAGACAGTGGAGCTACCCTTCCTCCTTTGAAGATAATAGCGTTTGCCCACGTGCTCAGCCAGTCTTTCAGAGCTCCAGTTTGGTTATCCAAGAAAGTGGTACTCCGCTTCCCATTCAATTTCTTTCAATGCTTCGATAGATATAGTGGACATCATTCCTCCTGATTCAAGTAAACGAAGTCACTACCTCGATTCTTACAGCAACTTACCTAGGGGACCTTCCAAGAAGTAGTCGTAGCTGATTGTTAGCGAAGGGAGCACATTACCTGAGTCAGCTCCTAATTCACCTCCAGCAGGGTCGTATTCTTCAAGGAAACAGCCCCTGAGCATATACGACCATATCACGTTATCCTGTCTATCCATTCGGTTTAGAAGGATGTTAATCTTGACAGCGTTCACATTCTGTTGCTGTCCAGAGATCATCTCTGCTATTGCAGTTCTCCAGAGCAACAGAGCGTTTGATATTGTGTTATCAACAGTCTCTTGGAACGTCAGAGTGATGGTATGCGAGCTGTCTGAAATGCCAGGTTGCTTGATATGATGTCCTCTGATTTTAATATCCAGAGGTTCATTTATCACTTTAGGCAGCTCAGAGGTAAGGCAGCGTTGGTTCATAGCTTCTGAGAAACCAAAGATCGCGGCTTCCAAGAATACTACATCCCATTGATACGTGGTTGCGAAATCACCTAACCCACGTAGCTCTTCAATATTAGGTCTTGACATTAGTTATCTCCTTATGCTGCCAACGACTTAGCGGTAGCTGAGAAAGATGCGCCAGTAGTTGTGATTACTATTGAGGTCGTAATAAATTCAGCAGATTTAGTAGGCTTGACAAACAACCATACTTCCATCTTATTCTGATCTATAATAACCGGAGTGTTATTTGTGTCATCGCAAATTACTTGGAACTCATATACACCTCTTCGCGATTTAATGTTATCCATGTAGGCTTGTATCATTGCAGTAACAAGACCTCGGGTTGGCGCATCGTTGATCTCAAAGATAAAATCTTCCAGAGCAAGCTGTACAGCAGGTTCTACTACTGTCAGCATCAAGCGTACGTTGAGTCGATCAAGAGCTGATGGACGCGCGGACAGAGTCTTCTGTCCCCAGATAGAAATGCCTTTACCTGGGATGAACCGCAAGCAGTTGATGCCTTGGTCGTACAGGTCATCCATCTCACCTTGAGTAAACCTACGGCGGACGTCCAAGACATTAATCATGCCTCTACGGAAACCACCGACAGGGTACCAGATTTCTTGATTAGAAGCCGTTTCAGATATCTGAGCAGCTACAATACCATCAGGAGAAACCCATAATTCTCTATCATTGAACTTATCATAAATCTTAACATGCGCGCTATACAGAGCTGCATGAGATGAGTTAGCGTTCAGTGTTGTACTTCTGTACGTAGAAATATCAGTTAGATATGTTGAAGCATCTTCCGAAGCGAATGGTGTAGACAAGATAGCTACGCAGCTATTACGTATTTCTGCTGTGCTGATAAGAGCTAAGCCATAGGCAGCTGTTGCTCTACCTCCGTCAAGCAGAAGAGTCATTGGGAACGAATCTACATTTTCAAACAGCGCAAGGTCTGTAATCATTGCGCCATCAGTCACGGCAGAGCCATCTGTGCCAGCAGCCAGTGCTGTAGGGGTAGCGAGTGTAGCGGGGTTCGCAGTAACAGCTACGTTGTCAGCTACCTGAATATACTCAGATGCATTGACTGCATCTTCTACATAGATGTTTCGTCCGAAACCGTCTTTGTGCCCTATTGTTTTATGACAAACAAAACTTTCTAACGGATTCACTATATCGTTTGATTTGAATACATTGATTACAAACGAGCCTGCTTCTTTGGCATTATTGTCTGCAATTGATATACGCAGGTCGTTTGCCCAAGCACCTGCATTTTTGCCACCAATAAGAATGGAATAGTCAGAGCCAGTAAAAGAATGAGCCTGTACATCTGTTTCGCCTGGAGCAATAGCAGCGGGTGTTGTATTGATTGTGGCTCCAATAGCGTTGCACAGTACCCCCGCCTGTAGAGCAGATGGTGCTGTACGAATAACCCACAACTTGTTTGACTTGGATAAGAAGTGAATAGCCGAAAAGTACGCAAGGTCATCACCTACATTTACTTTTCCGTCAGCTGTATAAGCTGCCAGGAACTGAGTCTCAGATGTCATTAGCTGAGGAATACCGACAGGACCTTTCTTAGCTCCTGGGATAACGATGCCTCCGTAGACTCCAGGGAATGCAGGGACACGGGTAGATAAATCTATTTCTTTGATTCTGCTTATGGGAGCAACCATTATTTATCTCCTTCTTGTGGTCCGTCAAGAACTACAGTGTAGTCCTTGCTGCTTGCATATGCCCGTGCGTCAGCTATTGGCAATCTGCCTCTTGGAGGTAAGATAAAAGTATCTAGTCCTTCTCCAAGGGTCACTGGGTGGTCTACTCTTGAGATTATACACCCAGAGGAAGGTGTTGCTTTCTTTGTCATTCACTACTCCTTTATATAGGGCCACGTGCCCTTGGATTTGGAACTACATCAAACTGAATACCAGTAATATCAGAGATAGTGGTATCGATAGTATTGATCGCACCTGCCACTGCTGGCGTAACGATAAAGAATATTCCCAAATACTTCCATCTTTCTGATGTCTTTCGTAAAGTAAGAGAACTCGAAATCGAATTCACATTGGGAGTAAATAACGCCTTCTGCTAAGTTCGCAGATACCACATTCTTACCAGACAGTCCGCGTAGCCGAAGATTATCATTCCTTGGCCTCAGCACAGAGCGTCTGTACGCTAGTATAGAACCAGATTTGCCCAATCTCGTTTGTAGTGTCCTATCCTGCCTATCCTTGCCTACCGCAGTTTCAATTGATAGGTCTTGGTCATACACAACAGGCAGGTTCGGGTCTACCGACAACTTGAGTGCTGCTTGTACTTGGCTAAGGATTAAACTAACTGTTGATCTTGCTTCTAGGGCCATCACCTCTCCTATTCAATGCCTACATTCGACACCTCTAATTGGTATATTACTACTTTCGTGAGCCCGAGACCTTTGCTCTTTATAACTTTCAGATGCAGCGGTTTATCGTCCTGTCTACCAATTTCTAACTTATCACCTGCTTGTATAGAAGCATCTCTTGAATAGATAGTTTGTCCTTCGGTAAAGCCAAACACCTGTGGACCTGCTTCAGCGAATGTGCTCTCTGTGAGAATTACTTTTACAAGACCAAGGACAGTGTGGTCATCATCTGCTCCAGCAACTCCATAAACAGATTCTTCTACAGAAACAAGAGGGCGCACCAGTATAGCATCTACTGCATATAAAACTTCGAGTGCTAGTAGGGCTTGTGTGGCAACAGCTGAGTTCACAGATTCAATATTCTGTAATAAGGACATAGAATCTCCGTAATCTCTGGTATTCTACCTATGTAGAACGAGACGTGCTTAGTTTTTGAGGAAAGAACATACAAAGATGGTTGCACAAAGTGCACTACCGTTAGAATTAGTTTCCTAGAACCTTCATCTGGATAAGTTTCTGCATTGTGCCGTGCAAGTGTTTGCACAAGCCTGGTAATTTTTCAGGGTTAACAAACGGTCTCCCTTCTGGAGTCTTATGAACAGCATCAGCTTGTTCTTTCGAGGTAACTCTGAAAAAGGTTATTGTTTCAGGATAGGCTGTTCTGCTCTTGTCAGTCAACGATCTCACTTGTGCGCGGACAACCAGTTGCTGCGTCCGTGGATGATATATTGCGCTGCTCATCTCAATCTTGTTGTGTTTATTGAAATAAGGGAGTAACTGCTTTGTTGACGCAAGTAGCTTCGCTAGTGAGAACTGTGCAGCTTGCCTTCTTCGCACACCTTCCTTATCTTTGACACGCAGAGGTGTTCTTTTTACTTTCTTGGCTTCAGCCATAGCTTTCAGAACCTCCTCTGCTCGTGTCATTCTTATTCTCCAGTTATCTATGTAGTCCATTTAATAGGGTGTTATCAAACAAAATACGAAGAACTTCATACTCCTCCATACTCTTCCGTAACTCAGGGACACTGCCTAGAGTTTTTGCTACAGTATCTATAGCAGTCTTGTACGCCAATAAGTTTCTTGGTCCAGTAGTCCCCCAATCTATATTCTGAGTTCCTAAAGTCCGTAATCCTTTCACAGAATTCAAAATTATAGAATATCTAGCCTCGATCCGTTTCCATTCCTTATCCAGTTTCTTATTCAAACGTAACAGTTCTTTAATTTGATCATCTATCGCCATTTTCTTTATTGTGTCAGAATCTTTCTTTGGGAACAGTATAGTGTTACCATCAATACTTATAGACTTTGCATTCTGCTTGATCTTAATCATCGAAGGGAAGCGCGAGTCTAACTCCTTGATCAGATCTGCTAAGGTCTTAATAGAAACTAGACTTCCTTCCAAATCAGATACTCTACTTACTTCATTCAGTATTTTACTTGCTCGCGTCATTTCTTCTTCTCCTTAGGTTTCTTTAACTTCTTCAAATCTTTGATAATACGGCCTGCTCTTGTATCTTTAACAAGCGCCCAAGGAACAAGAGGTTGCTTCGGTAAGTCAGATAGATTTTCCTTCATCCGCCCACTCCTAAGTACCAGCTGTTGTTTTCTTTCAGCTCTTCCATTGTTTTCTCATACAAATCATTACCTTCAGATACAATCTCTGAAGCGTCAGTTTCGATAGGAAGCTCAGATAAGGTGAACGCTCTTCGCGATTTACCAACTGCTTGCAAGAACCGAGAGACAACTAAATCTATGAATAGCAAATCAGCGTCTGATAAATCAGGCATATCTACTTCTGTGACTACGTTCGAGACAATTGTAACTGAGGACGAAGGTTTGTGCACAGTGACAATATCAAAGATGCCTGTCTCCGTCAAGTATAAATCTGGGGACCTGTACTCCCACAAGACTTCTCGCTGCTCCATACTTGATACCTGCCCAGCAAGCATGCCGAGAGGATTCTTTGGAGAGGTTACCGGGACGACAGAAGAGACCCAGTCAGGTATTCCTACTCCTGTGTTTACTGTGAACGTATAGTGCAGCATGCCTGCTTGTATCTGAGATCGCTGCTGCACAGGACGCCACTTTCCATATTCATTCAGAGCTCTTTTTACCATCACCCAGAACTTTGTTAAGTCAAGGCTCACAGCAGTTAGATCAGAGCCGAGAAGAAACTGGCCTGACTCAATGATAACAATCTGTTCAAGTTCAGTCAGTTTCATTCTCGTCTCCTAATCAGCTGCCTTCGTTCAACTTCTTACGGGCTTCTGCCTTTGCTTTAGGTGCAGGCTCATTCAACTTTTCTGCCTTTGCTTCTACTTCTGCTTTAGGTGCAGGTTCGTTCAATTCCCCAACCACTGGTCCCTCCGTAGTTTCTTCAACAGGAGCTTCGTAGTCCCCCTGCTCTACAAGTCCCTTCGGCGCATTCTTTGTGATGTGCAACCCAAACTGCTCCGCATAGGGCGCAAGTATCGTCATGCACGAGTCGTCAACTTCTTGATAACAGCCTTGGTTCAGTACAAGTGGGAAGGGCGCTACGCCCCGTACACGCAGTTGCACAAGTGAGCCTTCTTTCTTATTTGATACAAACATGTGATCTCCTCTTTTACAATTAGTTCTAACGCGTTGTTCGGTCTTTTTAATAACAGTGTATACCTTCTACACGTCAAATAGGTTTACACTAGGTTGTGCTTTGTTATTTAAGTAAATAAACAAGATTTCCGCAATCGAATATCCTGTCGTAACCATTCACTTGCATATTGTCCCATTCTGTAAGGGATGGATCAAACTGTGTGAGTTTCTTTTCAAGTTTGTGCTTCTGGTACTTCAACCTAGATTCAAGCTG